CGTTTCAGCGCCACCGCCAACCTTCGTGCCGACAATGATGATATCTCCGGTAGCGCTTCCGCTGGCAACCACAGATAGGGTCGCGGCCTGAGCAAGCGTACCGATCCCGGTTGTGATAGGAGTAATCGTCAAGGGCTGTTGGTACAAGAGAGTGTCAGAGCGCACGGTGCCAAGAGCGCCCAGCAGCATGTTACCAATTGTGTCAGGGCGAGGAATGAAGGCGATCTGCCCACGCGAGAGCACGCCGACCTTCACGACGTCGCGGAGCATAGCTCCACCACCTACTTCCGGATCAAGAGGCAGGGTACGATTTTCCGGCCCCATACCGCCTTCGTTGAAGAGTAAATACTTGAACGACGCATCGGTCACATTAGGTGTACCGAGCGCGGTTTGCTTAGCGAAACCAAGCAGAGAACTATCTGAAGAGGTCATTGAGAAGCTCCATTTCTAGTGGTCCAAATGCTGAACCTGATTTTGAAATGATAGTCGAAGGCGTCAGGCGGCCCACCAGCCTGAAGCTCCTCGGTGGCGTAGTCCGTAGATATTACGCCTCGCGATACAAACTCTTTATCAGTTTGAACGCCGTTGAAAGAGAGACGCAGGAGGGCCATTTCGATCCTGTCTCTCACTGTGCTCGTGATGCCCCTGGCCGAGGCCAAGTCCTCCCTCGTACCCTCGAACAGGCAACGCACCTTGACCGAGAATTTCCTGTCAGTAGTTACCGTTCCCCCCATCTCGACTTCCTGGATCTCATCATGCCACGCACTAGACAGACCAGTGAGGGCGCCTTTTACGAATTGATCCGGATCGTTCTCGTGAATGGTGACTGAAATTCGCGCTTCGTCTGGAGATGGATCTCCTTGCAGATGCCCTATCTTGACAACTCCAACGCGGGTATTATCCGACGTAGGAATTGCGGTTATCAAAGCCTCCTGCAAGGCTACCTGAACGTACTCGACTACAGCATCGTGAATTCCCATTACTGTCTTCCCGGACGATAGAGCAGTACACCGCCTGACGGCATCCTTTCGGCGATGGCGACATCGTAAGTTTTCTCGAGATCAATCGTCTCCGGAAAGATAGGATTATCGTCCCTGGCTCCGCCGCCAACCTTGAAGCGATCGAGTTTGGATTGCTGAACGCGCATCCATTTGAGAACTCGCCCGATTACATACAGCCGAAGAAGCTCAATATCTTTCTGAGGGATGGTAAATGTGAAAACAGTCGGCGCAACAGTCGTAACCTGATCCGGGGCGACGCCCGTAACGGTTGTCGTTGTCGCGGTCGCAGGATATGGATGGCTGGCTAGATACGTCAAAACAACATTGCCGGTCGGATCTCCGTTGAGATAAACGTTTGTCCGATCAGCGTAATAGGTAGCGAGCTTACCCTGGTAAGTCTTCGTTCCGATTTGCGTCAGCCTGGGTTCCAGAACGGTATTCAGGGGACATTCAACGAAGATCTCGGAGAGAAAGTCAGTCGGAAGTACAAACTTACGGGGATTTGCAGGATCGACTACCAGCGTCACTCGATCAACGCGCCGAGCGAGAGACGGATATCGACTGATGTCGATAATCGCGTCACGAGTGTACTGCCACAGGGTAGTATCGCTGAAACGAGGAGTAACCCCCGTATCGCCGATCTCAACCCGTATTTCCGACAGAAACTCAGACCAGAGCATATTCATCCTTTAGTGTGGCATAATGACATTCCAATTGACACATCATTATGCCACACATTGCCATCACTTGTCAATCACTTCCTACGTAGGAATTAGCGGGAAGCGGTTGTTTCCACAACGGCGTACATGTCCGGGCGGAACATCTGATACTTCAGGAAACCGCGCCACGCGAAGCGGCGGATCATCCCGGCATCGTCGATGACCGGCAGGGGGAAGGGATGGGGACGTTCGCCAACGCCGTAAACGACGCCGGGGCCACCCATGAAGATCGAGGAGTGGACGTCCACGCCATTCGTGACGTAGTCACCGGAGGCGTGAGCCTTCAGTAAGGGCTTGTCCAGGGTCAGCTTAGCGGCTGCGACAGCCACGACACGACGAGTTTCCTGCGTGCCATCGGCCTCCAGGACGGTAGTACCGAGAGGGGCGGAGTGGATGGTGATATACATGCCGACCGTGAAGCCAGTCTCATTCGCTACTGGAATGTAGCGAGTTGAGCCGGACTGACCGACAGACCAGACGGTATCGACGGTTGCGGCGGCGCCCTGGCCGGGAACAGTTGCGGCGGTTAGGGTAGTCTGCTGAGCTGTCGCTCCGTGATTGCGCAGCTTGCAGCGCTGGGTCTTGACGAAGCGAACACCATTCCAGGAACCCATTTCGCCAGTAAAGCGGCGAGTTGTTCCGGCGTAGTTCTGAGCTTCGATCCACTTGCTATTGGTAGCGGTGCGGATGTCGTGAATAACGCCAGCGGTTGTGACGCAGACAATAGCGCCGACATCGTCGGGGTTCACGGAGGCTACGCCAGGGACTTCGTTCTCTTCCAACTGGAGACGAACGTATTCGGTCATATCGACGGCGAAGTTGTCGCCAGAAGCCAGACCGGAACGAGCGGTATTGCCGCTTCCGCCGAACAGTTTGTTCGGGTGCGCCAGGAAAGCGTTCAAAGCCAGGTGGTCCAAATGATCCACCATGTTCTGGCCTAATTTCCCCTGAACCAAACCGGTCAGATCGCCGTTGTTCCAGAAGTTGATAAGTTCGTTGTACTCGCTGATCTTGATGACATCGTTATGAATTTCCAGACCGATGGTCAGCGAGCGGCTGTCCAGGTAAGCGCCGGAGAGCCAGGGTGCGGTTTCCGAACCAGCGTTCCAGTTGGGTTCGGTGTCGAGCACTTCGGTATAGGTCAACTGGCCGGTGTCGCGAGCGCGAACAAGTGTGTTACGTCTTTCGACGGGTTCTTCCCACCGGGAAAAAGAACCTCTATATGTCGCCATATAGTTCGGACTATATCATCATCTCTGAGTTGCCCCGCGCATTCAGGGCCTTCACTGACCTTTGCAGTTCGTACTCCTTCTTGGTGTACGGCGCATTGTAGCCAGAGGAAGAACGCAGATCGCAAAATTCCATTGCGATCTCAGCTTGTTTTTGCTTACCGACCAAGTATGGAGTTATCGCACTTAGAAGTGGGTAAACTCGCGAGCGATTTGCAATCACAACATGGTAGATCGTTCCGCTACCATTTCCTTTTTTCTGGACATAGCCAGTGGAGCCAAGTCTTTCGACAGCCGATAAAACAGTTTCCGCGAAAGCGATTTCTTCCGCAACGATTACAACAACGGCGCGAATACTCATTTTTCCACTATGGCCTATCGAGTTATTGGTGAGCATTATCGCTCCGTCTCCGTCAATAACTCCGGCTAACCACCCAGAAAGGAACTGATCGTTCTTCCCAGAGAGCATTACGTTTAGTCTCTGAGGGTCACGGCGATTTGTGAACTTGTACTTTTTATATTCACCAATAAGCATTTCGACATATTCGTCGTTCGCGCTTTTTCCGAGAGCTAGTTTTCTTTCAGCAACCTTTCGGACTACGTCTAACTCCCATTGCTTCAAAATTGGAGTTATTTCTTTTGGAAGTCTGGAAACTCTTTTGAACCCAGAAACAGATATGTTGAGCTGTTTCCTGTTTGTCAAGGTTCCCTTTGTTTCTCCAACGTAATACGAAACTCCTAGCGCTCTATAAAGCTCGATCACTTTCGCGAGAATGCAAGTATTGGTATTTTTTATTGCCATCCCAGGTTTTACGGTGTTCCAGCGAGGATCAACTGTCAACTCCGTTCCGCCATCGGTGTCAATAAGCCCACACAACCAACCGATTTCCTGCTGATTGACCGCACTCGTGCGCTGTTCCATTAGTAGGGGCATGAGATACTCCGGTGTTTCCAGCATATAGTAATGTTTAGTCAAGGATATCACTATCCAGGAGACCTTCGGCTTACGCTAAGTCTTCCTTCATCACGCAGAACGGGGTCAGGATCGACTTGGTGCGGAGAGTGTCGAGCAGCATCTGCTCGTAGTACATGCGCTGCCCAGCAGGCAGGGAGGCTGAATTGATCATTCCACTTTCTAAAGCGTTAGGCATTGTTTATTTTCCTTTGAAGTTGAAATTTCTCCACCCTTCCATAGCGGCTTGGCGTTCTTTTGAGCCGACAGGAAACGTGTTGACGCGCTGAGCCCATGCTTCAGCGGTTGACGGGTCGGGGCCAGCCGGCTGAACAATCGCCGGACCTGTATTCCCCGCAGTCAGTTCCTTCTCTCGAGCTTGAGCGACGCCACCAGCGAATGTACCGAACCGTTCAAGGATGGCCTTTTGATCGGCTTCATCTTTACCGGCTGGGACAATATCGAGAATATCCATGATGCCCGGAATTCCCATCTTCGAAGCAGTGGCTACCTTCAGCTTGTACGCCGCGAGTTCCGCGAGCTGCGCCTTGGTGCCGCTTACTTCAGTCTGGAGAGCGAGAAATTTATTCTCCCGCTCGGTTACGTCGTTCTTGAGCATCGCTTCTCGCTGCGCGCTGTCACCAGATAGGCGTGAGATTTCCTGATCCTTCTGGGTAATGGTTCCATTGGCGACTTGCAGCTGAAGCGTAAGTTCCTGAATTTTGGCTAAGGCACCATTCAGGCGTGCAACGGGTACAACGTCTTGGGCAGGGGACGCTACCGGCTGCTGCTGGGGTTGTGTTCCTGCGATTTCGTCGGACATGTGTGATACTCCTATTTGTTGCGGAATTCCT